ATTAATACTGTAAGTAAAGACATACGTTATGTTATAAAAAGAAGTGGTGATAAAGTCGTTTTCAAATCAGACAAGATTGAAACGGCAATATTAAACGCGATGAAAAGTATCTCTAAAGTAGATAATGATATGGCTGAAAAAATAGCCAGATTAACGACTAAGGCACTGTTTAGAGGTAATAAAGATAGAGTGCCAAATGTGGATGAGATTCATGATATGGTTGAAAACAAACTAATGGATAACGGATTAAATGATGTAGCAAAAGAATATATTATTTACCGTTCAAAAAACCAACCAAACATTTTCTCAAAAAGAGTTAATCTTAAACCTTATGAGTACCCTAATCTGAACGAATACGTTGATGCGATTAGACACTCATATTGGGTACACACTGAATTTAATTTTACGTCCGATATACAAGACTATAAAGTACACTTAAACGAAAAAGAAAAGTCTGCAGTTGAAAGAGCAATGTTAGCGATTTCACAAATAGAAGTCGCAGTTAAATCATTTTGGGGTGACATTTATAAAAGAATGCCGAAACCCGAAATTGGTAATGTTGGTGCAACTTTTGCGGAGTCTGAAGTTAGACATGCGGACGCATACTCACACTTGATTCAGCTATTGGGTCTTAATAATGAATTTGAAAATTTATTAGAGGTACCTCAAGTTAGAAGAAGGATTAAATATTTAGAAAAAGCAATATCAACATCTAAATCGGTTGATAATAAAGAATACTTTGAATCTGTAGTATTATTTTCAATGTTTGTTGAAAATGTATCACTATTTTCACAGTTCTTAGTAATTATGTCATTTAACAAACACAAAAACAAATTAAAAGGTATTAGTAATGCAGTTGAGGCTACATCTAAAGAGGAGAATATTCACGCTGAATTTGGGTTTGAATTAGTTAATTTAATTAAAAAAGAAAATCCTGAGTGGTGGACTGAACAATTAGTTGATGATTTAGTTATAGCGACTAAAGAGGCTTATGAAGCTGAGACTGAAATTGTTAATTGGATATTTGAAAAAGGAGATTTAGATTTCCTTACAAAAAGTCAAACAATGGAATTTATTAAGCATAGATTTAATGTATCATTAAATTCAATCGGACTTGATAATATCTTTGAAATTAACGATACTTTGTTAGAAACAACTGAATGGTTTGATGATGAGATTTTAACTACAAAACATACAGATTTCTTTAATAAAAGAAGTATAAACTATAGTAAGAAATCTAAATCGATAACATCTAACGACTTATTTTAAAAAAAAATATACACGAATAATAATAAAACAATAATATGAAAAATAGAAAACCTTTTGATTGGATTAATGAAGAGTCGGTGACGTTTCTTCGTAGAGGTTATTTAAGTGAAGGTGAAGAACCTTTAGATAGAATAAAGACAATAGCGGAACACGCTGAAAAACTTTTAGGTATTGAAGGTTTTGCTGAAAAATTTTACGACTATATGGGTAAAGGATGGTATTCTTTATCATCACCGGTATGGGCTAATTTTGGTAAAAGAAGAGGATTACCTGTAAGCTGTTTCGGTTCTAATATAAGTGATAATATCGAATCAATATTATACACACAAGCGGAAGTTGGTGAAATGAGTAAAATGGGAGGAGGTACTTCAGGTTACTTTGGTAACATTAGAGGTAGAGGTGCTGAAATTACAGATAATGGACATGCTCCTGGCGCGGTACACTTTATGAATTTATTTCAGAGTGTGGTTGACAATATTTCACAAGGTTCAACACGTAGAGGAAGATTCTCACCTTATTTACCTGTAGAACATCCTGATATTATGGAGTTTCTTGAAATTGGTACCGAAGGATTTCCAATTCAAGATTTAACACATGCAGTTACTGTAACTGATAAGTTTATGGAAGAAATGATATCTGGTGATGATGAGAAAAGAAAAATATGGGCAAAAGTAATCCAAAGAAGAGGTGAGATTGGTTATCCTTATATTATGTTTACAGATACCATGAACAATAACTCACCTGAAGTTTATAGAGATAAAGGGGCAAAGATTTACAATTCTAATCTTTGTTCTGAAATCGCTTTACACAATTCAGATGACGAATCCTTTGTTTGTGTTTTATCATCAATGAATGTTTTACATTATGATGAATGGAAAAATACTGACGCTGTTCAAACTATGGTTTATTTCTTAGACGCAGTTGTTACCGAATATTGTAATAAATTAGAACAACTCAGAGATAATGGTACAAGAGAAGGTAAAATGGCGTTTTTGTATATGGAAAAGGCTTACAATTTTGCTAAAAGACAAAGAGCGTTAGGTTTAGGAGTATTAGGATGGCATTCATTGTTACAATCAAAAGGTCTTGCGTTTGACACTAAAGAAACCGCAAAACTTAATGTCGAAGTTTTTAAATTCATAAAAGATAAATCTTATGAGGCTTCTGAGGAGTTATCAAAGATTTTTGGAGAACCTGAATACTTAAAAGGTTATGGTAGAAGAAATGTTACGTTAAACGCAGTAGCACCTACAACCTCATCAGCGTTTATTCTTGGTCAAGTATCTCAATCAATTGAACCGATATGGTCAAACTGTTATGTTAAAGATGTTGCTAAATTGAAGGTTACTATTAAAAATCCTGTACTAAAAGAATTATTAATAGAGTTAGGTGAAGATACTAAAAAAGTTTGGGATAGTATTAAAAAACAAGATGGTTCAGTACAACATTTAGACTTTTTAACCGATGAACAAAAAGATGTGTTTAGAACATTTGCGGAAATCAATCAGGCTTCTATAATTAATCAAGCGGCGGTAAGACAAGATTATATTGACCAATCACAATCTTTAAATTTAATGGTTTCACCTGAGATGCCAACTAAAGATGTAAATAAATTACTTATCGATTCATGGAAGTTGGGTGTTAAAACACTATATTATCAACACTCCATGAACTCGGCACAGGCATTTGCAAGAAAGAAATTAAATTTAAATGACTTACAATGTGTGGCTTGTGAAGGTTAAATAATAACACAAAAACTAAAACACTATTAGAAAAGGTTAGATTCGTCTAACCTTTTTTAGTTTATATACAGATAAAATAATCTGTGTTTATATTTATGAAATATGGCAGACGGTAAAACATACGGAGTATTTTTTCCTTTTAGAGATAGTTTACAGGGAGACTACCTAAGATTAACTCAATCACCTGATGAGGAAATTAGGGCGGATTTACTGCATTTAATATTAACAAGAAAAGGTAGTAGGTATTATTTACCTGACTTTGGTACTAGAATTTATGAGTTTATTTTTGAACCGATGGATGGACCAACATTTGATGCTATTAAGGCGGATGTTAGACAGGCGGTTGATAAATTTATACCTAACTTACAAATAAATGATATTACTATTGAACCATATGTTGAAGCCGAACCATTACCTGGTGAAATAAATTATGATGAATTAGGAGAACAAGTATTTAGAGTAGCTAGCGACAGTGCTGTGGAGTATACAGCTAAACTTAGGATTGACTATACGATAGTTAATGGTACTTTTTCATCAAAAGATTTCGTAATTATTAATATTTAATAGTATATGGCTAACCGTAAAATTTCATACACAGATAGAGACTTTCAATCCTTAAGACAGGAACTGATAAATTATACTCAACAGTATTATCCTGATTTAATAGGTAACTTTAATGACGCATCGATATATTCTGTATTTATGGACCTTAATGCCGCTATTGGTGATAATTTACATTATCATATGGATAGGAGTATTCAAGAAACGGTTTTACAATACGCACAACAAAAATCTTCAATTTATAATATTGCACGAACGTATGGTTTAAAGATACCAGGTAATAGACCGTCCATTGCTTTAGTTGATGTATCCATTACAGTACCCGCGTTAGGTGACCAAGAAGATGAGAGATATTTAGGAGTTATGCGTGCAGGGTCACAATTTATAGGTGCAGGACAGGTTTTTGAAAATCCTAATGATATTGACTTTAGTTCTCAATATAATAGTGAGGGTTATCCTAATCGTACAAAAATTCCTAATTTCGACTCTAACAATAGATTAGTTAATTACACGATGACAAAAAGAGAGGTTGTGGTTAACGGTTTAACAAAAACATTTAAAAAAGTAATAAATAATAATGATGTAAGACCATTTTTTGAGTTTTTCTTACCCGAAAAAAATGTTGTTAGTATAACATCAATTATACAAAAAGATGGTGTTAACTATCAATCTCCTCCGACATATGATGAATTCATAAATGCACCTAATAAGTGGTATGAAGTAGATGCCTTAGCGGAATCTAAGATTTTTGTGGAAGACCCTACAAAGCCAGCGGATAGACCTGGACTTAAAGTTGGAAAATATATTGAAACTGAAAATAGATTTGTATCGGAATATACACCTGAGGGTTATTGTAAAATAAACTTTGGGGGAGGAACTACAACACCTGAAGAACAACTACAAGAGTTTACAAGAACAGGTATTCCTTTAAGAATACAAGACTACCAAAATAATATAGGTTTAGGTTTAACCGTAAAAGCAAATACAACGTTATTTGTACAGTATCGAATAGGTGGGGGTAAAGCCTCTAATGTTGGAGTAGACGTAATAACTCAGTTTGGTACAACATATTTTGATGTCAATGGACCATCAACTAATATAAATCAAAATGTTATTGAAAGTTTAAGGACGACTAATGTTACGGCAGCTATTGGTGGCGGAAACTTACCTACAACAGAGGAAGTTAGAAATATGGTTTCATTTAACTTTGCGGCTCAAAAAAGGGCAGTTACGGTTAATGATTATAATTCATTAGTTAGGACTATGCCAAGTAGATATGGTGCACCTGCTAAGGCTGCGATTACTGAAGAAGATAATAAAATTAAGATTGAAATATTGTCTTATGATACTCAAGGTAAATTAACAGAAGCGGTGTCTAACACTTTAAAACAAAACATAGCAAATTATTTATCACATTATCGAATGATTAATGATTATATATCAATTACTAACGCTAATGTTGTAGATTTAGAGTTTGATTTATCGGTTGTAATGGACTCAACTCAAAACCAAGGACAAATTATAACTAATATTATAAACTCAGTTGATAGTTATTTTTCACCTCAAAAACAACAATTAGGTAGTAATGTAAACGTTTCGGATATACGAAGAATAGTACAAGATATACCTGGAGTCATCTCATTATCTGACTTACAAGTGTTTAACAAAGTGGGAGGAAGGTATTCAAATTCACAAACATCTCAAAGATATTCTAATAACGAAACAAAACAAATTCAATTGGTTGATGACACTATATTTGCACAACCTAATCAAGTTTATCAAATTAGATTTCCTGACAATGATATTAAAGTGAGAGCAAAGTCACTTAAAAATGTCGACTTCTCTTAAATCTGTCCATATACTTTTGACAAAATCAAATTAAAATTAAGATGTATAACTATTTATCTTAAAAACTAATTATGCCGAAATCGATTAGAATAAGAACAGAACCTGGTGTTGATAGAAACATTAATGTTAAAATTGACCAAGATTTTGATTCCTTAGAAATTCTTTCTTTAAAATTAAGACAAGAAGATTTATATACA